GTTGAAGTTAGTTAAAAATGAGTAAGGTAAAAACAAAAAAAGACATAACAAAACAAGAAGCAATTGAAAGACTATGGAGAGCCGGTGTTCTATCTTGGAAACTAAAAGGTAAGCAACAGTTAATCTATGATCATTTTAAAAATGCTAAGGATGATATTGTTAGCTGCCTAATATCTAGACAGTTCGGTAAATCATTTGTATTGTTAGTAATTGCAACTGAGACTTGTGTTAATAAGCCCGGTGCAATTGTTAAATATGCATGTCCAACTCAAAAGATGGTTGAAAGAATTATTAAGCCAAGGATGAGACTTATTATTCAAGATTGTCCTGATGATATGAAACCTGAATGGAAATCTCAAGAAAAGACATGGGTCTTCCCAAATGGTTCAGAAATACAGGTAGCCGGTACTGATAATGATAACTATGACGCACTAAGAGGTGGATCTGCTGATCTTTGTATTTGTGATGAAGCTGCGTTTATGAACCCATTAGAAGATATTGTTTTCTCAGTTCTTGCACCAACTACTGATACAACCAATGGAAAAGTATTTCTAGCATCTACACCAAACGATAAAGAAGCTAATCATCCATTTCATGAATTATTTATATACCCTGCTGAAGCCTCAAATACCCTGTTAAAAATGACTTTCTACGATTCTCCTATGGTGGATGACGCTCAAAGGGAAAAGATCATTAAACGGTATCCCGGAGGTGTTAACAACATCAAGTTTAGATGTGAGTATTTAGTTGAGATACCTAATGTTACTGAAAACAATGTTATACCTGAATTTGCAACAGTTGAGAATATTATTGTAAAGGATACTGAAGTAACTGATTACTGTGATTTTTATACTTCGGGAGATGTTGGGTTTACAGATTTAACAGTGTTCTTGTTTTCATATTATGACTATACTAACGGTAAATTAGTAATAATGGATGAGTACGTTGTAAATGGGCCTGAAGTTACCAGTGATAAAATAAAGACTGAAGTGTTACATCATGAGTCATTGAGGTATGTAACATCTATTGGTATACAAAAACCTCCGTATCTTAGAGTTATGGATAATAACTTAATGTTGATAAATGATTTGTCTAAATTTCACAGTTTAACATTTGTTCCTACTGAAAAACATGGGAAAGAAGAAGCTGTTGATACTGTAAGACGTTGGATTGAATCGCAAAAGATAATTATAAGTCCTCGTTGTAAGAACTTATTGTACCATTTGAAGTACGCTCAATGGCATTATACTAAAGCAGGAACATATACTGGCAAGTTTAAACATTTAGCTGCATCCCAAGATGGAACACTCAAAAAATCCCACGCAGATGCTCTAGATGCATTGATTTACTTGGTTAGAAACGTACAAACAGGTAAAAATCCGTTCCCAAATGGATACGGTAATAACATTAATGGTAATACATTCATGTCGCCAAAACATAAGAATATGAGGTCACAAGCTGCTGATTTTATGGGAAAACTGTTAAATTTAAATAAAAAATAAGATACAATTTAACAACTATATATAATACACCAAAAAAGGATCTAAATATGAAGAAAAGATATTTCGCTGCTGATACTCCAGAAGATACAGTACGGATATTACAGGATAAATCTAAAAATTGGTTTCAAGGGGTTATGGAGACTGACTACATTGATAAAATCAAAAGGTCATGGAACGCATATCACGGAAACTATTATGATAAAGCTCATAAGCTGTCTTATGGTGGCGAACAAGAGGAACTAGTAAATCTTGCTGTAAATCATTATAGAAACTTAGCAAGACATATTCATGTTATGGTTACAGGTACTAGACCAAGCTTTAGATGTAGAGCTATTAATACTGATAGAAAGTCATTAATCCAAGCAACATTAGGTAATGGTCTTCTTGAGTATTACATGAGAGAAATGAAATTAGAAAAGATCTTAAAAGATGCAGTAGAATATGCTATCGTGTTGGGATCTAGTTATATTAAACTTGAGTGGAACTCGACAAAGGGTAAGATTCATGATTATATCGAGCCATCACCTGAAGATGCATTTTCTGAAGATGAGGAGGGTAATCTACTTGACGAGGATGGAGAACTACTTGAGCCATTTCCAATTTATGATGGGGATATTGACTTCAGTTTACTTTCACCATTTGATGTAGTATTCGATTCAACAAAGGAATACTTTAGTCAGAACGATTGGGTTTTATGTAGAACTTTTGTAAACAAATATGATTTAGCTGCAAAGTATCCTGAATTTTCAGAAAAGCTTTTAGAACTTGATACGAAAGAAAATGTTGACAAACGATCTAAGCGAGTACTGTCAGCTCATACAGAAGAAACTGATGACGTTCCGGTATATGAGTTTTTTCATAAGAGAACTGAGTCTATGCCTAACGGACGTTACCTACTTTATGCTAGTAATGAAATTATTTTAAATGATACTGTAATGCCGTATAGAGAATTACCAATCTATAGAATTACTCCTGCCGAGATACTAGGGACACCGTATGGATACACTGATATGTTTGACCTACTCCCATTACAGGAATTGTTAAATAGTTTATATTCAACTGCTGCCACAAATATTAATGCATTTGGTGTTCAGAACATTTTAAACCCTAGAGGTAATGATGTTACTATTGAACAAGTTTCTGAAGGAATGAACTTCATTGAATATAACAGTCAGTTCGGTGAACCAAAATCACTTGATCTAGTTAAGACAAGTCCCGAAGTTTATAAGATGATGGAGATATTAGAAAGAACAATGGAAACATTATCTGGAGTTAACGCTGTTGCTAGAGGTAATCCTGAAGCACAGTCACAACTTAGATCAGGTAACGCTTTAGCGTTGATTCAATCACAAGCTTTACAGTTCGTATCAGGACTTCAACAGTCATACATTCAATTATTAGAAGATGTTGGAACTGGTGTAATTAATTTACTAAAAGATTTTGCTTCATCTCCTAGAGTTGCAGCAATAACTGGTATTAATAATTCAACTGAAATGAAAGAATTTAAATCAGATGATATTAAAGATATTAACAGAGTTGCAGTTGATGTTGGTAATGCACTTATGAGTACTACTGCTGGTAGAGCACAAGTAGCCGAGAACTTACTACAAATGAATTTGATTGATAGTGTTGATAAGTATTTAATGGTATTAAACTCAGGTAATCTAGATGTTCTAACTGAAGGTAAGATGGATGAGATGATGACTATTAGAGGTGAAAATGAAGCATTAATTAATGGTGAAGAAGTCATTGCAATTTTCTCTGATAAACATGCTATGCATATACAAGAGCATCAAGCAGTGCTTGCTAACTATAGAAGAAGAATGGAACCAGATCTAGTTGAAAGAACACTTGCTCATATTCAAGAGCATATTAATTTATTACAAACAACTGATCCAAATATTCTGATGATGCTAGGACAACAGCCATTGCAACCTCCTCAACCTCCTCAAGCTCCTCAAGATCCTAACCAAGCTCCACCACAACAAATGCCTGAAGAAGCATTAGGTACAGGACAACAGATGGCTCCACCTGAGCAAACTGGAGCAACACCTAATCCTGCATCACCACCGGCACCATTTGAAGATCTTCCAACAAATCCTCAACAGTTAATGGCTCAGAATGTAAAAGGATAGTGTATGACAAATTATAGAATACTATATAAAGATCATAGCAGAGAAGGATGGGTTATATCAATAAGCTCATTTGAATCAAACAGAGGTGCTAGATATAAGGTACTACTAGATCTTGATGAGAAATGTTTTTATATTAGAAATGAATATTCAAAAGAGTTCGTAGTTAAAAGTGAAAAGTATGGTAATTTAAATGTTCTTAAACGTAATGCAAGAGCTGCACTAGGAAAATTAGGAGTAGCAATTGGTAGAGAGTCTAGAAATAGAACGTTTGGGTTATGTGAGAAAGGAACAACTCAACAAAAGATAATTGAAGAAAAAGTAAAAGTCCCATCCACAACGGACGGATAACAATGCTATATACAAACTAGCAAAGGAGAATTTATGTCAGATGAAGTAACAAGTCAACCAGTAGTTGAAGCGTCAAGTGATGCTATTGAAGGTGGTGAAGTAAATGAATCGCAAGAGTTTGATTCAGGCGATGACAGTTCGGTTGTTCAAGTACAATCAGAAAATGCTGAAGACTTTGAACAAGAAGTAGAACAAGCGATTGAAGAAGGTGCAAGCGAAGAAGAAGTTAAACAAATGATTCGTGAGTTTACACTTAAAGTAAACGGTAAAGAGTTTAAAAAGAAAATTGACATGAACGATGAAGAAGCAGTTCGTAAGGAATTACAACTAGCTGCTGCTGGACGACATGCAATGCAAGAGTCTGCTGAGTTAAAGAAACTTTACACAGAAGAACTTGGTAACTTAAGAAAGCAACCTATTAACTCTTTAAAGGCGTTAGGATTTACTGAAGATGAGTTAATTGAATTATTTGCAAATGAGATTAATACATATGTTGAGAAGAAGAAACGACCAAAAGAGGAAGTTGAAGCTGAACAACGTCAAAGAGAATTTGAAAAGTTAAAAGCTGAAAAAGAGCAACTAGAAAGACAAATCCAAGAAGAGCAACGAAATAAGCAGTTACAAACATTAGAAAAAGAACTTGAGACTGATATTCTTTCTGCACTTGAGGGTGATCAAGATTTACCAGCAACTGCTGAAGTAATGGCAATGGTTGCTGATAACATGATGTGGGCTATGAAGAACGGCTGGAATGATGTTACTGCTGCCGATGTTATCCCTACAGTAAAACAGGAATTACAGAATAAGATTGGTAGACTCATGTCTTCTTTAAAGAACCCTTCAGCACTAAAAGCAATGCTTGGTGCAGAGACGTTGAACAAATTAAGAGATGAGAGAATACAACAAGCTAAGAAGGTTCCTAGTGTTAAGGAGATTAAGGCTTCTTCCTCTAAACCAACAGAAGAAACTGCTTCAAGACCTAAGATAAAATTGTCTGATTGGATGAGATAATCTAAGTTATTGAAATAAGGCGATTTCTTAATTTTGTTGTAAAAAAAAGTAATATAATTTAACAACTGTATATAGAAGCATAAATTTTAACTGATTTTAGCTATTTAATGCGACTTTTTGATTATCTTCATACCCTAAGTAGGATTGAAGCTCTAGTTAAGAATATCAAACTTTATAGAGATTGTCAAGAGAAATAATGCAGTAATTAATAAAAAAAACAAAAACTAATTAAAGGAGCTTATAATGGCTAATCAAGTTGACACACTAAATGGTCTATTCAAAGATCGCTATGCGGATAAGGTAACTGACCTAGTACCTGATCACGTTAAACTATACAATGCAGTAAAGTTTGACTCATCTAAAAAACTAGGTAACTCATACAATGAACCAGTAATTCTTTCACTAGAATCAGGATTTACTTACGGAAGTGAGTCTGGTAACTTGTTTGATCTAAATGATGTTAAAGAATTTAAAATGAGAAATGCTGAAATTAAGGCTAGAGAACTAGTACTTAGATCTGCAATCTCAATCGGTGCTTTATCTCGTTCTGCTGGTAATGAGCAGTCAATTGAGAAAGGTATGGATTTAATGGTTGGTAACATGCTTAAGTCTATGTACCACAGACTAGAAACTCAAATGTTTTATGGTCAAACTGGTCTTGCTGAAGTTAGTGCTGACATTACTGGTGGTGCTCCATCTGAAGCAGTTGAAATTAAAGTTCATGAGTGGGCTGCTGGTATCTGGAATGGTACTACTGGTGCAGAAGTTGAAATTTTTTCTAATGATATGGTTTCAAAGAGAGGAATTTATGTTATCAAAGGATACTCTCTTAAAAATAGATCAGTTACTGTAAAAAGAGCTGACGGTAATGATTTACTAATTGATGAAATCAAGGCTAATGATAAAATTTTCTTTAAAGGTGCTGCTGGTGGTGATCTAGCTCCTAACTCTCAAAAGAATGAGTTCTTAGGTGTTCATGGTATCGCTACTGAAAATGTTAACCTTTTCGGTATTGCAAACGCTAACGAGCCTCTTTTCCAAGGATCTATCGTAGATGTTGGAACTGACGCTACTGCTAACGCTGCTGTACTTTCTTTTGCTAAAGTTGAGGAAGGAATTTCTTCAATGGTAGAAAAAGGATTAATGAGCGAAACTGTTTCTTGCTTTGTTAACCCTAAGCAATGGGATGATTTACTAACTGAACAAGATGCTAAGAGAACTCATGACTCTTCTTACTCAAGTGCTAAAGTTGAAGCTGGAAGTAGAGAAATCTTATTCCACGGTCAAAATGGTAACATTAAGATCATTTCTTCTACTTTCGTAAAAGAAGGATACTCTTACTTAATCGTTGATAAAGATCTAAAGAGAATTGGATCTCAAGACGTTACGTTCAAGCGTCCAGATGGTGAAGAATACCTAGAGTTACTTGAAGGTAAGCATGGTATCGAAATGAGATGTTATACTGATCAAGCGTTATTTACATCTAGACCAGCGTCTATCTGTATCTTACGTTATATCAAAGCTGAGTAATCAATTGACTTTTCACAAGTCATAATCATTTTTAGCCCGATGCAATGTCGGGCTTTTTTATTTATATAAGTTGTTATAATTATTCGTTTTTTCAATTTTTACTGTTTCAGAATAGCATACATTTAACAACTATATATAAGAGAATAAAAGAGGTTAATTATGCCTAAAAAATTACAAGTAGGCGATGAAATATTTGATTACCCCTTAACTGGTGATTCAAATTTTGGTGAAGACGCTACAGCATGGGCTGAGGCAGTTTCAGATACCCTAACTGAAGTTAGAGGCCCCGGTGATATACCAGTATCAGACGCTCAATTATTAGGATTAAGTGGGAATATATCAGGTTTAAGTTTTGATACTAGTTTTGTTCAACGTGTATTAGTTGAAGGTATTATTATTAGAACTACTATTGTTCCAAATCCGGAACCTCCTCCGGCAGATCCTTTTATTACAATTAGAAAGGTTGAGTCTTTTAAGGTTGAAGGAGCACACAATGGATTTGAATTTAATATTAGTGTTGACTATGCTGGTGATGATACGCAAGTTATTATTGATGTGGTAGGCGGTCAGTTTACATTTGAAACACCAGAAAACGATTCTCTCACAACTACCCTTACAATTAAATTTAAAGCAAAAACAATGATAGATGAAGAAATCTTAGGATTATAATAGGAGTTATTACATGGCTAAAGTAAGAAAAAAATATGACCTTGGGATTAAATTAAACCCTACAGATGATTCAGCTACTGGAAGTGCCGGTGAATTAAGAGTAAGTGCTACTGATCCTAAATTAAAAGTCTTCATGGATGGAGCTGAACGCTCT